TGACGTTAGTAAGGATGCTTCAACACTAGGTAAGATTACTCTTGCACACCTTCGTGAAACTCCAGACTACTACAAGAAACTCAAGCAAGTAGAGAAGAGTGTTGATATTCTAAAGAGTATTAACAACAAGCTTGCTACCGAAAAAGCTAGGCGAATGCCTAACATACGAGAGCAAGAGTTTTTGATGGATGTCCTTGGGTATTCTCAGGAAGACATCACCAAGGGTGTTGCTGTCATTACCGGACGTAATAGGCGTTTGTTCAATAGGTGGTTGTGTGATAGACTAGCTAATTCCACCTCTGACCTGCTAAAGTCCGTAGGAGCTGACATTGGCTAACGACTACGAAAGTTGGAATGACCATATCAAGCAGTGGCGCGATGCAACTGCAAACGTACCCGTATTGGTTCGTGAAGACATTCTGAAGGGGAAATATCGTCCTAGTAAGCCTACAGAGGGTATTCGTGCCCTCATGGAAGATCCGCTTTCCATTCAATACTCTCTGGGGTATAAGGATCGCAAATATTCTCTTACGTACGATGTACTAAAGCAGACGGTCCAGAATCTAGCAATTTTGTCTGCAATCGTACAGACGCGCACTCATCAGGTAGCTTCGTTTGCAGTACCGTTTAGATCTTCAAAGAGCCTTGGGTATGTTATCAAGCACAAGGATTCAACCAGAGAGACCACTAAGAGTGAGCGCCAGATGATCCAGGATATGGAGAAGTTCATCTATAATTGCGGCGCAGCAGAGCCAAATCCACACAACAAAGGCTTTGTAAGAGATGATTTTGAAACATTCCTGAAGAAGATTGTAAGAGACTCTCTTGTTTACGACCAGTGTTGTTTTGAAATTGTTCCAGACCGCTCTGGACAGCCATATGAGTTCATGGCTGTAGATGCCAGCACTATTAGGTTGGCTGCACAGAATCAGGTATTCGGTCCCAATAATACATGGTTTGACCGTCCACCTGTGGCAAATAACAAAGCCCGCCATACGAATCTCTCTAATCCGTACACTACCTTGCGTATGTATGGTAAGGATGCGCGAAAGAAGGCGGCGTTCGTACAGCTTATAAATGGGCAGATTGAGAACGTTTTCGCTAGAGATGAGCTTGCTTTTGGTGTGCGTAATCCACGTTCTGACATCTACATCCAAGGGTACGGATACGGTGAGATTGAGCAGCTGATTACCATTATCACTGCACATCTGTATGCTGAAGAATACAACAGACGTTTCTTCATGCAGGGCAGCGCTCCCAAGGGTTTGTTGAATTTGAAGGGTGATGCTATGACGCCGGACCAGCTTGAAGGTTTCCGACGTCAGTGGCGTGCTAATCTTGAAGGTGTTGAAAACGCTTGGCGCACTCCCATTCTTCAGGCCGAACAGGGTATTGATTGGATTAACCTCAACCCCACTAACCGTGAAATGGAATACGGGCAGTGGATGGAATATCTAATTAAGATTACTTGTGGAGTGTTTCTTATCGACCCTGCTGAGTTGAACTTTGACCTTGCCGGAGGAGTTCAACAGACCCCCTTGTTTGAGTCCAGTTCTGAGTGGAAACTCAAGGCATCTCGTGACAGGGGTCTTCGTCCGCTTCTTCGCTTCATTGCGAAGATGATCAATGATAATATCATCGCAAAGATTGATGACCACTTTGTCTTTGATTTTGTAGGACTTGATGAGCTTACTGAGCAAGAAAAACACGAGCTTCGCAAGGAGCAGGTCGCTTCCTACATGACTCTTAATGAGATTCGTGATGCAGAAGATCTGCCGCGCGTGCTGGGTGGAGATATGATTCTCAACCCAACATATACTCAAGCACTTCAGGTCATGCAGCAGATGCAGCAGGCTGAGCAGGCACAACAAGGTCAAGAGCAGCCTGGACAAGCACCACAGCAAGCTGCCCCTGCCGGTGGAGAAGAAGAGAGCGCTCCTGAGCCTTCTCCAGACTACTCCGACAACTTTACGAAGTCTTTGTCTAGAGATAGGCCCATTCTGGAGATTTCTGTAGGGGAAGATTATGACGAGTGGCTAGAGGTATGGCGTGATGACTCGTAACGTATTACCCATAAGGCTATTGATAGCTCTTGATACTTCTGCTAGAATTCCTAACACCACTAGTGTATCTAAGAGTGTTGACTCCGCTATGGAAAAGGTTCCTGAAAAGGACAAGATTTCGAAGCCATTCCAGTCTGAAGCTCAGCGGGGTAAATTCTATGCCATGGCAGAACAGGGTAAGATCTCTGAGGAAACTGTGGAAGAGTGGGAGCATGCAACTCCAAAAGGTAAGAAGCTCCCAAGGAAGAAAAAGATGAATAAGGCTCTAACAGACGCGATTGAGATTTTGAAGGCAGTTGCCTGTATGCCAGTTTCTGGCGACAAGCTAGAGAAGGACGCTACTGAGAAGGGCGTTTCTAAGGCGGCAGGGGCTCCTCCAGTGGGCGGTGAAGAGCGCAGGGTGTCTAAGCCTGTAGCTCCAAAGGTGGCCCCGGGAGCGTCTCCTGTGGGCGGCGAAGCTAAGAGAACGCCTGGTGCTTCAAGTTATGGTTCAAAGGGGACTAGCTACAACCCCATGAATAAGAGTGCTGAAGATGAGGATGTTGACAAGGCTCTTAAGTCTTCGGCAATTGTAGGCATTGCCCGCCGCATGCGGCTGCACGACTATTCTGCCGGCGTTGCTGGTGATCAGCCCGTTATCGGTACAAACCGTGTGAGGAACGATCATGAACCTCCGGTAGTTCCTGTTCGTAGGGTTGAGACTCCAGAGCCTACGAAGGTTGTTGTAGACACATTTGTAGATTGTGAGCAGTGTGGTTGCGTATATAAGAGTTTAGGCAAGTGCCCTAAGTGTTCTAAAATTTCAGAATTGGGCGGCGAAGCGATTCCGTTTCATTTCCGAGGTCGTTGATGTTGTACCTGCGTCACGATCTCATAAAGGGTGACTCTTCCACCAAGCCTGAGAAGGCTAAGAAAGAAGGAGGAGCCTCATCCAAAACCGGTGAGCAGCGTGGAGGCAAGTATGTTGCCCGCGTTCAAACTGGTTATGAGAAGGACGGTAGTCCTCGATATAAGTACTTTGATACTCTAGAAGAAAGAGATAAGTACTTACAGAGTCGTGGTACTAGTGGTGACGGAAAGAAGCGTCTTAAGGACAAGCTCACTGATGAGCAAAAAGAAGCAAAGCAAAAACAGAAAGTTAGCCATGGTAAGGTAGAGTCCGGCAAGCTTTTTGTAGCCAAGGACAAAAAAGAAAAGAAGGAATCGGAGGAAGATACTAAGAAGAGTATTTCCGTTTTCATCTGGAGGCTAGAAGAATGAGTCATTTCCCGCGTAAGCCTGTTCGTTTCATTGAGGCGAATGATGAGCTATTGGACATACAAAAGGCCGTAGCCTCAGATATGCGTACTTCCACAGATTATGGTGGGCCTACTGAAACTGCATACCCTGCACAGTCAGAACCGCAGTATCGTACGCCCCATGATCGTGTTAGCGGTAACGAGATGTTTCGTAGGTACCCAGACGGAAGCCTTGATTATGCATATGCTAAAGACAAGGTAGTAGAAGCTGTACATAAGGTGCGTGATGGGGGTGTCTTGACGTCCGTGGAGCGTGTAGCTCTTAGTTGCATGTTTCCTCACATGTTTTCTGGTGTAGACTCTGGTGTATCTGCAGCAGTTCGCGCTGTAAATCTACGCCTTTCTGCAGAAGAGTCTATGAAGGTTGCCTTGTTGGTTGCTAAGCATCTCAGCCAGGAAATGTCCTTCATGCACTCTAGCCACGCACGATGAAGATTAGGACAAACCTATCTCCTGAACAGTTGGAGAATATTGCTAAAGGCATTAAGGTCGCTGCTGATAAACAGCGCGTTAGACCGTATGTTCCGGAAAACAACGCAGAGTCTGAGTTGCTTAGAAAAGCAGACAGTGCCCTTGATCTAATGCTAGACAGTTTACAAGAAGAAGTAGCAAACATATTGCTAGATAAGGAACACAATGAGTGAATGGTGGAGTCCGAAGCCTCGCCGCGAATTGAACAAGTCCGGCCTCTTTTCCTACGATGAGGGAGAAGTGAAGATCGAAAAGAGTCAACCTAATCGCTGGAAGCAGCAACGTGACGCTGACGGAACTCCGCACACTCGTGGTGGTCCCAGCGCGCTTGCGCCTCCTCTTGCAGGCCCTGCGTTGTTCATTGCTGACATGGAGAAGGCCACCTCTGGAGATGATGGTCCACAGCCGAGGATAGAAGACGCGGAAAAGGTCGTTAAGGCATACTTGGAACTTTCCCAAGATCTTATCGCTAAGGGATTTGGGGATACTGTTAGAGCCGCAGGAAAGCAAATCAGTGCTGGTGCTAAGGAAGGTGCTAGTGCTGTCAATAAGCTGACAAATGTCGTTTCAAAGGTAAGTCCTGGAGCAAAGTCTTGCTCCGCAGATGACGACGACGACGAATAAGGGTTGAATGCCGCTAACGAAGGGTAAACTGGAGAAGCTACGCCAGGCGGTAAAGCTTCATGTGAACTGGTTTGTCGCGGCTATCTTAGGAGAGGACGCGCTTACAGCACAGGAGCGTGCTGAGCTTGAGAAGTTTAAGAAGCTTCCTAAGCAGGCTCTAAGCTTAATTGAGCGTGGATTTGTCCTTGGGCGTCTTAAGTCCATCTTCAAAAAGAAAGAATGGAAGGGCCTTTCTTGGGAAGACTTTATAGATTTAGCCAAGCGTCAATCTCTTTCACCTCTAGAGAAGCTCGTATTGCAGCAGGCTAAGCTGTCAGCGGCTCAGCACATCAAAGGTCTCGCCGACGACATCGCCGCTGGCGTTTTCAACCAGCTAGCAAAGACTACCAATCAGGTCGTCAGCGAGGCGTCTCTCAAACAAATCATCAGTGATGAAGTTCAGCTTGCAGTTCTAGAGAAGAAGTCCTACACACAACTCGCTTCAAGTCTAGCGGCAAAGACAAAGACGCAGTATGGGTACAAGTGGGAACAAATCTCTAGGACAGAACTCCACTCTGCTAAGACTCACGGACTTGCTCAGGCGATTATCAACAAGGTAGATGTCTACAAGCACAGTAAGGGCATCGATTCCATGGTTTCCCTCGTTCCAAAGCCTGGAACTTGTCCAGACTGTGCAAGGCACTATCTAGATAAGAGCGGAAATCCTAGGGTATTCTCACTGAGACAGTTGATGGGGGCAGGGTCTAACGCTGATCCTGGTGTTGTTCATAAGAAGACAAAGGGTGTGCATTTGCAATGGAAGACTACACTTCCGCCGTTGCACCCAAACTGTCGTTGTGAGTTGGTGTTCATTCCTCCTGGGTATACGTGGGTGAACGCACAGCTTACACTGACCAATCCAAGCGTACTAAAGAAGGCCATCGGGGATTCTAAGCTTAGTGGAACAGTAAAGCCGCAAGGGCCTGCGAGTGCAAAGGCATCTGGACCTGTCAATCCTCCAACTATCCCCGGTATCAAGAGTCCTGGGCAGGCTGACAACGGTGGCCGTCCTGCGGCTCCTAAGTCTGCTTGGGCAGGCATGGAAGTTGACTACATTCCTAAAGCAGGGACAGCAGAGAAGCCTGAGGGTGCTGTTGGAGACACTGAGTCTAGTTGGGTTGTCCCGAAGGGCTTTAGACCGGGTAAGGCTCTCACCCCTGAGCAGGAAGCTCAGAAGAAGCAATTGGAGAAGCAAGCAGCCATTGAGTATGGTAAGGCAGACAATCCGCACGCTGAGATTCTAAGCCACCTAAGCAAGGGTGAGTTTACCGATATGCGCCAGCTTTCTGGGGATGAAGCTGGGCTATCAGGGATGGCTACATATCTTGTGCAGTTTAAGGATGGCCCCCGAGGGCTGTTGAAGGCGACTACTAAGAAGCTATATGCCAACTCTGGAGACCCTGAGCTGCTTCAAATTGGTGAGGGAACAACTATTCCTGGAACAGGCCCACAACGCGAAGCAGCTGCATACAACATGCATATGCAGTTTGGTTTGAAAGACCATGTTCCTCCTACAACAACGCGAATACACAATGGGGCTAATCACTCCATTCAAAGTTGGGCAGAAGGATTTGGACCTGCCAGAAGCATGCTCAGTTCTGCAGAAAAAGAAGAATCTGGCGTGGTGGTTGCTGGAGAAGGGGCTAAGAAGTCCACAGCAACTAATGAAGTAAAGAGCTTGTTGGAGAGGTGCCCTGCAGATAAGAAGGAGGCTCTAAAGCAGAAGCTCTTCGAAGGGGCTACTATGAACATCGTCTGCAACAACGGAGACGGGCATAACGGTAATATTCTCGTCAAAGAAGACTTCAGTGATGTTCGCTTCATAGACAACTCCGCTAGTTTTGGGCACGGCATGGTAGGTGTGTCTAGTGAAATCCACGGAGACATGCACAACGCTGGAATGAAGCTGAAAGTTCCGGACCACCTCATGGAGAAGTTCTCAAAGACTTCTTACGGAGATATACAAAAGGCTACAAAGGGACTTGACGATAGAGAATCTGCTCAGACGTTTCTTCGTATGCGTTACGTTCAGCATTTGATGGATACTGAGGGACATCTTGATTTTGAAAAGTTTCGTCCAGAAGTCATGGGTCCCGGTGGTGGTGGTCCCCGTATTGGTATGTGGAATGGCTCAGGCTTTGAACAAGTTCTTGATTATGCAAAGAGGCGTGAGAAGGGAGAGCTTGCGCACGATCAGTTTGTTGCGTTTGCCAAGGATTTCATATCCTCTGCACAAGATGAGAACCACCCCGACAACAAGTCTGTTAGTGCTATGTTTGCTAAACAGTCTCCGCAAGATGTTCTTATTAGTGGGGAGGAGTTTTACGACAAGCATGTGGTTCCTAACTCTGAGGCAGGAGAACACCCTTCTGTAGCTGCTGAGCGTAAGAAGATGGAGCGCGCACATACACTACAAGACGCTCCCGGCTCTTCGGCTCCTTCTGGAAAGAAGTCTGAGTTTGAACCAAAACGCACACAAGTCTCTACCAAAGAGTGGATGGCTGCTTCAAAACCAGTGAGCACTAAAGCACAGAGCCCTAAAGCACACAAGACTTCTGCAGAACCAATTGGCACTAAAGCAGCCAAGCCTTCACGCATTAAGAAGTCACTATCTCTCTACATTGACGACCCAGGTCGACCTTGGTCTTGACTCCTCCCACATAGGTGATATCATACTACCATGCCACGAGAACACGAACACGAACTCTTCGACAATACAAAAGGTAAGTCTTTAGGCAAAGCCTGGTGGAATCCTGACACTGAGAAGATTGAGTGCAGCAACCACACTGTGTTGAAGATGATTTTCAACAACCACTCTCTTGCTTCTAAATCTGACAAAGCTTTGATTAGCAATCTAGCTCGGGCCTTCAAGTCAGGTTACATAACTGCGAGGTTGGTCAAGTGAGTGACTATATTCGTGTGTTTGAACTGAAGGGATTGGATGAGAACTTTGATGACGATCTGTCAAAGTCAATTCTAGAAATTCACCTAGATAAAGCATTGCACCCACAAGAAGCTGTTGAGAAGTCTCTGTACAACTTCGATTTAGATACGCCAGACGGCGTAGATCGCCTGTTAGAGCTTCTCCCAATACTAGACCCCGAGATTATAAACGAGGTTTATCAAGAGATTTTTCCTGGGTATCCTGTGGATACCCTCGCTCCGCGTATGGCTCGTTTAGAGTTGCGGGGTTATTTAATGGACTACTTGGCGAATAATGGAACACAAGAAGGACAAGGAGCTGGAGAAGAAGCGGCAACTGCAGGAGGACCTGGATCGCCTGGCGAAGAGCCGCGATCTGAGGTACCAGGAGCCCAGCCTTCTGAGGAAGCTGGGGCAGCGGGTGTTCCTCCAGAACCTGAGCCTGGTGCCCAAGCTGACGAAGCTGAAGTTGTTGAGCCTGGGGCTGCACCCAGCTGATATAGATTATCTCCTCAACAAGAAACATCTTGTTGAGGTTCGTGACCCTGTCACCAAAATATGCTACTATTCAGTCAATATTGATCCAGTAGGTGAGTGATACGTTGCCTGTAGAGGATAACATCAACAAGGCGTTTGGCCTACCTGAAGGAATAGACGCGGACCACGAGTATGTTTACCGCTCGGGGGAACGTGGTATCTATGATTTCTGGTACAAGGACCGCGCAGGAAACTACTGGAAATATACTAACGCACCGGAGGGCCATCAGGATTACGATCCGTATGGTGGCGCTGCGATGCTAATAGCCGACCAGCCCATGCCTCATACCGCTCCTCAGTTTTATTCCGAGGATGGTAGAAAGCTCCATGTGGCTGTCCCGCAAGGGATGGAACTTACAAGAAACGAAGCATACGACCCTGAGAACCCGCGTAGTGTTTGGTACGGCGTGTACCAATCTGAGGACGGCGAGCCTCGCTTTGTCTACTACGACGCCGACGTGCGAGAGAATCTAGACCTCTGGGTTCAATATATGCTTCGTGTAACCGACGCTGGCCTAGTGTCTTATCGTAAGTATGCATCTAAACTCTTTGAGTCTCCACACCCTAAGGACCGTATTATCGGTGTGATGCTCATGCTGGTCGACCAGGGTTTCTACGATGCATTTGAACTTGCGCAGGCTAGAGTTGAAGACGTGGAGTATGTCGACAACACCATAAAGTTGTTGAGCCGTAAGTTGGTATGTGACATTGGGCTGGTCGACTTTTTCACGTCAATAACGAGTAAGCGCATTCCCAGCGATCCTCTGTTTGTACTAGACACGGTACACGGTAAAGAGCCGCTTGGCGAGCGTCATTTCTACAGCATTTTCAAGGCTTTGAAGGTGTCTCCACATGTTCTTTTGTACTGGCATGCGTCACAAATGTTTAGTCGTATTGTGCACAGACTTGCTGCCAATCATACACCTCTTGAAGAGGTAGAAGAGCGTGCATACGCAGAACTTGCTTTGGCATTGAACACGGTAGAAGACGTCACCCACCTTGTTGACTACAAGGTGAAGGAGGCGTTGTTGCGCAATTATGAACCAATTGAGGAGCCTGAAGTAAGTGGTGAATCAACCCCTGCGCAAGACGTGGCAGAACAAGAGCCCGTTGCAAAAAGCATTCTTCGTACTGGTGGTGATAGCTTCGGCGTTGCTACCGTTTGGTCTGATCTTGTTGCTCGTAGACCCGATGAGCAGGAATTCAGTGTCTGGCTTCATGCTACGCCTTTGCACGATACTACGGAGGAAGAGCAGGCAGAGATTGAAGAACAGCTAGTCGCTCAGCAGGAAGAAGCAGATCAGGAGGCTCCTCCTGAAGGGGGTGGTGGAGGTCCTGAAGCGCCCAATATGGGTACGTCTCCTACTCCTTCCGAAGGAAAGTTGCCGGCAGGAGAAGCTAGCGAATGATTTTCGACGCACTAGAAGACATAGTCAAGGCTCGCAAGGCTAAGGGGCTGGATAGTTGGAAGAAGCTAGATCACCTGAAGGACAAGCTTCAAGGTAAGCAAGCTTCTCACATCACATTCACCACCTGCTATCCTGGACAGGAGGGAACTAAGAAACACCTCGGTTCTGCTTCTGGAAACCTTCATTTTGTGCTTGGGTACGTTAGCCCTGGTTTTCATGTTGCTCCCTATCATTGGCAACTAGTCGACCCGAACCTAACTGACCAAGAAGCAGCGGCAAAGAAGCACCCCACAAACCCCAGATACTGGAAAGACTCAGGACTACCGATTGAAGATGAGGGAGACTTTGACCTCGGTAAGCCTCACAAGTTGTCACAGAATAGTGCCAACTCAGTGGCAAGAGCTTCTGTTAGAAAGACAGGGGCTATGCAGGTCAAGTCTGGGTATGGAAAGTATGTTGCTGTCCCTGGAGAGGGGGCTGTCTACTCTCTTTCTAACGGGCATGTTTACAAGTGGGACGTTATCAAGGAATCTTTCTTTGCAGCAACTCAGCCTGATGTCACAGAGGCTATGAACGAGTCTGAGGAGGCTCCTGAGGTAGAAAAGAGTCTTAGAGGTCCCAGGGAGCCTTTCAGTGACTTTGTCTATCCTCTTGTGCGTAGACACTTCCCGAAGCCTGGATCTGTCTTTGACGCCGGTTCTGTAAAAGTACTGGTGAAATCAGACCGCGTAGTATTTTTCGATGAAAACAAGGACCCTACATACATTAAGGTGTTTGACCGTGTGTATGACCACTTTGATTTGAAAAAAGGTGGTGACATCCACCCATCTATCCTGCTACAATTCGCAGTACACTATCTAGGCGTAAATCAACAAGAACTTGCTCAATTTGTTCACAATGAGGAAACTACAACTGGTGACGATTCTTCTCCTAATGTAATACAGAGGAACTCTAGTGGATAATGCACTCTGTTGCACGAAATGTGGTGAAGTCGTCATTAAGTCGATGGGTACTTCAACGAAAATCCGTGCTAAAGTATTAGTGGTTAGAGATAACCAAACATTTGCTGTATGTAAAGGGTGTGACAGCGAGATACCTGTACCGCTCGTAATGAATGAAACTATGGCAAAGGCTTTAGGAAAAACTGCCAAGCTAAGACTTTACGTTAGAAAATAGTGCTTGACAACCTGTTTAGCCTAGACTAAACTTATCAAACGGTTGAATGAACTCCAAATAGGGAGATCACCTTCGGGTGGTTTCCCTTTTTTTTTAGGTTTTATGGGCTGGATCGATAACGATACTTTTGAATTCTGGATGCCGGCGCAAGCTATTTCTTTGACGAAGTCTAAGAAAAACGGTGCTGACGCAGAAGGACGACGTTGGGTTCAGGGAATTGCTTCTACTAGCTCTAGAGACCTACAAGGCGAGATCATTGAACAGCAGGGGATTGATTTCTCTTATTTTGTAAAGCACGGCTTTTTCAACTGGGACCACAAAGAAGGTCCTGATAATAAGGTTGGAGAGCCTACTGAGTGTAAACTCACCAAGAACGGGCTTTGGGTCAAGGGTTTTCTTTGGAAGAATAAGGCGAGAGCAGACGACATCTGGGAACAGATGAACTCTATGGCTTCTTCAGGTTCTTCCCGCAGAATGGGATTCTCCATTCAAGGAAAAGTCAAGAGACGCTCAGGGAACGTTATTAAAGAGTGTTGGATTCAAGACATAGCAATTACGGCTTGTCCTGTGAATACCTCCACTTGGGCTGAAATCGCCAAGAGCCTGTCTGCACAGACCTGGGATCTCAGCAAGTCCCTAGAGGAAGATGAGGAAAAGGCGCTTAGCGCGGGCGGTTCTCCGCTGGTTCCTGAATCTCTCGAAGGGAAACAAAAGGACGTCAAGACATTGGATAAGAGTCTTACGTTCGAAGAATCTGTGGCATGGATTAGTTCCACCACTGGTATGCCTGACGACGCAGCAGAAGCAGCGGCTAGGGTAATTTTCTCAGTACTCACTAAGGAGTGAAACCGACATGAGCGATCAGACTGTAAAGCAGGACGACCTCGCGAAGGCACTCGCTGGACTTCAGGAAATTGCAAAGGGTCATTCTTCTCGTGGTACCGCTACCACGAAGGTAGAATCCATGCGCGATTCTGGGGCTGGCGCAGGTTCTGATGCGGGATCTACTCAGGTCTATCACACGCCGTCAAACTCTGAACCCGGAAGCTGGGCTGGTTCTACTGCTAGAACCGTCCCGGAAGACGGTGCTACCGATTCTGTTGGTCCTGATGGAACAGACTATGTAGCTCAGGGTAAGGTGATGAAGTCCATCATCGAAAAGATGGCTAAGGGCCTTCCACTTACTGCGGACGAAGCTTCCTTCTACGCAGCTATTGCTAAGGGCGGCATGCCCGACTTCTTGAAGAAGGACGACAAGAAGGACAAGGACGACGCTGAAAAGTCCGTTAAGAAGTCAGATGATGACGACGCGGACGACAAGGATGACAAGATGGGTAAGTCTTTGTCTGACCACGCAGCGGAAGACGACACAGTTTCTAAGGGTCTTGAAGTCTCTGAGTTCTTGGCTGGATTCGCATCAGTCATTCACAAGAGCCTCCAGTCTACTGAAGAGCGTGTTGTTGCTCGCGTTCTCAAGGCACTCGCTAGCGATGCTGAAGGTACGGGCGAGTTCAACAAGTCTCTTGCAGAGGCGGTTGGTCGTCTTGCAGAGTCCGTGGCGGCAGTTTCTCAGCGTGTAGATCAGGTTGAGTCTCAGCCTGCGCATGCTCCGCGCGCTGCTCACAATGTACAGGTCCTCGAAAAGGGCTCGTATGATGGTCCTGCGGGGGGAGAACCCCTCAGCAAGGCTCTAGTAGCTGCAACACTTGTCGAACTAGTACAGCGCGGTGAAGCTACCACGCAAGACGTTCTAAAGTTCGACTCATCCCAGACTCTTTCACCTCGACTTGAGCAGAAGGTTCGTGCTGCTCTCGGCGGGCGCTGATAGAATAGGAGTAATCAGAGATGATTGGACTTCAGGCGTTCTCTAAGAACAATGGCTATAACGGTCCTGGTACCGCTACTGCTGGCGAGATTGAAGAGCTTGCAAAGGCTCTTGAAGCTGGCTATCAGGTAGGTGCAGGAAAGACCGGAGGAAGTGCCCTCCGCGTCGAGTCCCTTGAGGCTTCCCTTAAGGTACTTACCTTCACTTCTTCCCATATAAAGCTTTGGAAGAAGATTCCCAAGTCTCCGGCATATTCAACTGTCGAAGAGTATAACCAGCTTACTGATTACGGTGGACAGGCTACTCCGTGGGTACAGGAAGGTGAACTTCCCCAGGCCAGCGATAGCTCCTACGTTCGTCGTACTCAGCTCGTAAAGTTCCTCGGAACAGTTCGAGAGGTAACGCACCAGGCTTCACTTGTGCACCCTGCACACGGTGACTTGATTGCGCTAGAGAATCACAACGGAATTCTCTACTTGCTTGAGCAGGTAGAAAAGTTCCTCTTCGCTGGTGATTCCTCTCTTGCTGCTGACGGCGAAGCTGAGCAGTGGGATGGTCTTGACGCCCTTATCGATAGCACGGCAGTGCTCGATCTTGAAGGTAATAGCCTTCAGGAGGCAGATATCGAAGAGGCTTCTAACCTCATCATTGAGTCTTACGGATTCCCCACGGACATGTTCCTTGGAAACCGTACGCACTCTGACCTTACGAAGACGTTCTATCCGCGTCAGCGCATTCAGATGCCTGCTCCGGTGAACGGCAAGGTTGGTCTCACTGTTTCTTCCATTGCTACGCAGGGTGGAGACATCGAGTTCAATCCTGACATCTTCATTAAGCAGACCCCGCCGCCTCCGTCCGCTGCGTCTTCAGTAAACGCTCCGGCAACTCCGGCATCTATTGCATCCGCATTGAATGCTGGTGCATCTAATGGTGACCACGAGAAGGGCGCTCCTGCTGGTGATACGGACGTTGCTTATGTCGTTACGGCAGCAAACCGCTTCGGCGAGTCTGCTCCTACGGCGGTGCAGGGTGCTACCACTCAGCTTACGGCAGCTCAGAAGGCGGCTGGAAACACCATTACTCTTACGGTTACAAACCCTGGAACTATTGGTGCATTCCCTCCGGAATACTTCAAGATTTATCGTTCCCGTGCACAGGTAGGAACCACCGTCCCGACGGCGCTCTCATCCTACGCTCTTATCGCAACTGTGCCGGCATCTTCCCAGCTTGCTTCTGGCACGACTGTGGTTGAGGACGTAAACCTTCAGCTTCCGTTTACTTCCACGGCTTATCTTGGTGAGATGAACCCCAACGTGTTGACCTTCCGTCAGCTTATGCCCATGATGAAGATGGACCTAGCAGTCCTCTCCCCGGCATTCCGTTGGATGATCCTCCTCTACGGAACGCCCATCATGTTCGCTCCGAAGAAGTGGCTCCGTCTTATCAACATCGGACAGCTTGACACCCGCTGAGTTGTGTAGGTGAGGGGGAGTAACTCCCCCTCACCTTCCACTTATTATGTCTCAAAACGGCGCAATTAAGGGCACTAGCGATCTAGTTCTTGCTATGCAAGATAAGGCTGAAGTTGCTAAGCGGCGTGCCGGAAGGCGTTCCATTCAGCAATTGCAAGCGCGTTTGTATGAGAAGTCTAGAGAAGGTCTGTCCACAAGTTCAGGAAACGACCAAATGAAGAGTTTGAAGGTAAGAAGTAATTTTGCACGAGATCGTGTTATCGTTCTTGGAAATGGAGAACTTGTTCTCCACTTCGACGGTTCTGGTCTCGCAACATTCCCGGAACACCTTCTTCCTCTTTTGCAAGCAGAAATGCGCTCTAGGCCGGGACGCTATAGGCTTGAAGAAATTCCGGTACCCTCTCCTGAGCCTAAGGTAGTTGCACCTGTCAAGGTTGAGGCTAAGGTTGCTGAACAAGTACAGGAGCAAGTCAAGGAATTGCTTTCCTCTTTGAAAGCCTCGGAAGAAACAGGAGATGCGGAACCTGTTTCTGAAGAAGTTGAAAAGGCTCCTGAAGTTAAGAAACAACGTCGCCCTAAGCGTCGTCGAACCCGCAAGAAAGAATCTACGGAGGAATAATAATGGCTTTTGTACGTCTTATACAAGGCGACCAGTCTAGTGCTGAATTCGATCAGCTTCGTAGGACCAGTAACGCATTGCTCCTAGTTCTTGAAAATCTGGCAGGTACTACATTCACTACCTTGGCAGACCTTCAAGAGGCGTTGGCTAATACGCTAAGCACCGGTACAGATAGTGATTTCACTACAGGTACTAGCGCTGATTCGTATGTCGGCACTGGAGTAGAGCTAGTAGGACTGCGTCCGATGAACCGCCATCCGGCGCGACCCGGTAGTGTTGGTCAAACGAAGGCAATGGTAACGGACGACGGCGCCAAGTAATCGTTTGAATCTAGCTTTACGCTCGTTCAAGAGGAGTATACTATTGTCCGACTGCAATCGGCATGGTATACTCCTTTTGTTGTTATACGGAGACCAACGTGACCCCTCTACTTATTCAGAATTCGGCAGGGAGCGTAGTAGTATCTCTTGAGACCACGGGTGGATCTTCCGCACTGGGTCTTAGCACTACGGACGTTCAGGTAGACTTGAAGAAAGATACTGATGCTTTCTTCTCTAACAAGGCTCTTACCGCTCCTGTAGACGCTACCGCAGCTATCGGCTCCGGTGCAGATGGTACGGTTAACTTGGCTGTGCCTGGATCTGCAGGAAACTCATATACTGTAGAAGTTACAGTTCCTGGTGGTACTTCTGGACTGGTTGCTGCGAAGACCGGGACGGCTGTGACGGTTGCCCTTGCAGTTACAGCCGGCGTACCGGCCCCAGCACAAAACACGGCAACACTTGTCGCTGCCGCTATTACCGCGCTAGGTACCGAAGTAACGGCCACCGCCTCTGGAACAGGGGCAGATGCACTTACAGCTGCAGAAGGTCCTACTGCTTTTACTGGTGGTGTAGATGGCGACTTTACTGCGTTAGGTAGCGGAAGCTACGAACTTGACTTGGTTGCGGCCGACACTGACATACTTGGGCAGCTTTTCATTCGCTTCAGTGGTCCGACGATTAGGACTATCGTTATTTCTGCTACTGTTGCAGTAGCTACTGCTAATCCGCCCACACCAGATCTTACTATTCCAACTACCACAATCTTTGGGTATGTTAGAGATGTTAGTGGTGGTGCTGTGGCTGGTGCTTCGGTCGGTATTCGTGTTTTGAGTACCCCCACATTGTTGCATCCAACCACTGATGGTGTTTTGGTAACTAGTTCTCTTCTAACCACCACTACAGACTCTACAGGGTTTTTTACCATAGATTTGGTTACAGGATCACAGGTGGATGTTTTCATACCAAGTGCTTCTTATAGGCGCACTTTCACAGTACCGGCTGTTTCAACCAACCTCTTTGATATCCCTTGATAAGGAGCGCTCTAAGTGGCTGCACCTACTACTGTCAGCGTATCAATAGATGATACTGAATATTCTCGTTATGAAGAGGCAAAGAACACGATTACAGCTACAGTTGTAATTAGTGGTGGGGCTCCTTATACTCTTGAACCTATTGTAGTGGAGCTTAGAAAGGCTCGTAGATCTCGTGACGCTGTAGTAGCCACAGCAGTGCTGTACTATAGCGGGTCTACGGATCCTCAAGAAGCTACTACAACGTTTTACCTACCAGATCTTGTAGATCAAGACCTAATCAGTTTGATACGTCATGGTAAGTACTTTATACGTGCTGAGCATGAAACCACGTCTGCTAGTGCAGATATAGGAGGCGGCGTTGACGGAACAGTCACTCTCATTGCAGATGAAGGAGCAATTGGAAACACATATTCAGTCGAAGTCGTTGTACCTGCCGGAACATCTCCTCTGTCGGTATCCCGTATCGGTAACGCTATTACAGTTGACCTCGCTGTGTCTTCTGGAGTTCCTGTCGCCGGATCAAACAGAGCCATCGATATCAGGAATGCAATTATTGCTGCCTATACGGATGTAACTCCTGTTGTATCAGGAACGGGGCTAGACCCGTTGACTGCTGCAGAGGGTCCTACCTCATTCACAGGCGGGACAGACGCTATCGTCGCTGAGAGTGGTGACTTTGATATTCGTATCGTAACTGTAGAGAGGCTAAAGAAGGACTACCTGTTTGGTATTCCTTTGAAGTCCACTAACGTTAAGTTGCCTAAGTTTGATCCTGCGTCTATAACAGGGGTGACGGTAACAGAAGTCTCTGCAACGCACCCTATTGGGTTTGGAGAGCTTTCGTACAATTACTCTACAAACGATACGGCTAATGCTACTGCGACAATAGGCTCCGGCGCTGACGGTACTGTTACAGTGACCGCAGACGAAACTGGAACTACGGCTGGGTCTGCTGGAAACTCTCTCTTTGTAGAGGTGGTGGTTCCTGCAGGAACAAGCGCGTTGAGTGCTGCTTTGGTTGGAAATGTATTGACCATTTCACTCGACGTAACTGGAGGCGTACCTAACGGAGCTGCTAACACAGCAACGCTAGTTGCTGCAGCCATCACCGCCCTTGACGAGTTCTCTGCAACAGCTTCTGGCACAGGAGCTACGTCCTTGTCTGTTGCTGAAGGCCCCACGCAGCTTACTGGTGGGTTAACTGATACTATCCGCATGTTGAGTTGGAAGGGTGGTCCTCTTGTTTCTATACCAACTGCGGGCACATATATCCTTCGTTCTGGTTTGACGGGGCCTGCCAAGAAGCTCTCTTGCGATACTGCTGGGTCTAACGACTACATCTGTGTTAGAGTAAGGTCTACAGCCTTACTACCTTCCAATAACGTTGCTGAAGAGCTTCTCATTGAAACACAAGAGCTAAACGACGATGCCCTTGGAAAGTACCTAGAACAAGCTATTTGTTGGTTGGAGCAGGACCTGCTAGCCGTTTATTTGGAACCTACCAACGTAGTAACAGACAGAGACCCAACTACCATTCAGTATTCAGCGGGCGTTAACTCACCGACCCCCATCTTTACAGATACGGATTACGATTTCATTGTTTCTCCGTTGACGTACTTCGTTCCTCGCTCGTCCGGTTCTTGGGTACAGATTTGGACCCCATACCGTCAGATACTTCGTGTAGACTCTTTGTTTGGGTCTATCGCCAACACCCGAGTGATTGATATTGATCTAGAGTGGATTGAGCACTCTATCCAAGGCGGGCTGATTCAGTTGGTTCCGTTTAACCAGGAAGTGGCTTTCAACTTCGTAGGTCTTATTTGGGTGAACGCGATTCGCGGTGCTGCCGAGCTTCCAAACTTCTGGCACTTCAACATGATCGTTGGTATCCGAGACCTGTGTGGAGACATCATCGAGATCATAGCGAAGAAGGCTGCTATCGAGGCGCTGACGGCTGCAGCGTTGGCTTTCCGTCCTGGACTAGGGTCTCTTAGCCTAAGCAGAGACGGCATCTCTGAGAGCGTTTCTTACATGACCTCCCAACAGTATGGTATCTATACTGGTACTATTAATTCATACAAGGAATGGATTACTGAAAACCAGAAACTCCTTAGAGCTAAGTATCGTGGTCTTGATTGGATGGTTGTCTAATGTCTAAAGTATTTGACGTAGACTGGGACTTTGCCCTACTTGAAGAGGTAATCCAAAGCCGTGGCGACGATGTCATTCACGAAACGGGAGTTTCGTGTCCGTGTCGTAGGGAGGATGCTTATGCGTCCACCATTATTCAAGACAATAAGCCCGCTACGCAACGCCGTCTGGATTGTGAACAGTGTGGCGGTGTTGGCTGGCTTTGGAGAGACGCTAAGATTGTAAAAGGATTGGTTACTAGTGTAGAGGCTGGTCGTAATCGTCAACTGCTGGAAATGGGGTACGCAGTACCAGGAGATGCTACGTTTTCTCCGTCTCTAAATGCGGGGCAACTACACGACTTCGATAAGATCACTTTCCTTTATGCGGCCCCTGTGGGGGATGGCCAAATCATTATGCGCAACAGTGCAAACCTAGAGGACAACGGTTTGCTCAAGCTAGGGTTGGAAGACAATGAAGACCGTCTGTGGTATGAGGCGGGCTGTGTGTTTTGGTGTGAAGATGAAAACGGTCGTGTATATCAACAGAACACAGATTTCACTGTCAGCGGAAAAACCCTAAGTTGGGTCGGGGCTAAGCCCAGTGATGGGGTCTTCTATACTGTGAAGTATAATGCATACCTTGAGTGGATTATCTACGCTACACCTATGACACGTTTTGATAGGAATCGTAAGCTGGGCCAGCGCGTACTTCTCAGGAAGGTTCATGTCGCCTATCAGAATGATTTCGATTTCGACACCGCTGCAAAGAGACAAGCCCAAGAGGTTTCCTTCACAACCAAGACGACTATCTGATGTCATTTGTTAGTTACAATGCAGGTCCTCAACCTTCTATTGAGGTAAGTGTTCCTGCCAAGCTTCTCAATATCGATAACTTCGATGCGAAGATGGAAGAGGCTATTTTTGAAGCAGCTATCGAGGCTAGGAATTTCTGGGAAACTACAGCAGGGCAGCGCCTCAACTCTAGTAGAACTAGGTATCAAGAAGCCATTGGTATGGAGCAGGTAAGTGACACGGAAGTGCACTTGAAGCTTACTACTCCCTTTGCTGTGGCAATCGAAAATGGCTGGACGCAAGGAGACCAGAAGCCCGGCTTTTTGGCGTCCAGCAAGATTAAGGCGGGACCGGTTAGGAAGATTCCCCGAGCCATTGCCGCTAAGTTTCAGCATAATCGGCCTGCGTGTACAAAGTGGATGATCATCCCGTTGAACACACAACGAAAGTTTCCCATGGGACGTCCTGGAGCCTTCCGAACTTTTACAGACAAGCAGACGGGCATGTGGCCTACTAATGCCAAGACGCGCAAGGGTGTCTTCATCGCTAAGGATGTCGCAGACGAGTTGGGAACCAACATTCTCCCTAAGCATATTGAGAAGGTTATCGATGAGTTGGTGAGTCAAAAATGAGTGTCATCCCTGAAATCATTCTACATCGTGTCATTGTGCAAGGTTTGCGAGAAATCCGTCAGGATCCTCGTAGACTTGATACGTTGTTTAAGAACTTGGATCAGCGCACGCTCCAAGCGATGAAGGATACTATCCTCAAACAGAGCATCAACTTCACGATTAACTACCCCAGAAGTGACCTAAAGACCCCAACAATCGCTCTGCTTCTCAAGAGTGAACAGGAAGCGCAGACCTTTTTGGGAGACCTCATGGGGGCAGGTACGAACTACGGGATGCCCGATCAAGACCTTACGATTGACACGTTAGGGTCTCACGGGGCGTCCGAGTCTGGTTTGAGTGGGCTCCCATTCAAGGTAGCAGGCGGTCTGCAGTTTTCTGCACTTGAGTATGATCCGGTTAATGATATTACAACGGCAATCTTCATTGAAGAACAACAAGAAGATTTAGCTGCTATTCTGGAACAATTCCCTGTGATTCCTAGCTTCGATGCCTACGTATCTGGAGGAACAGGCGCCGGTCAAGTTCATCGTATTTTAGAAATCGACAGTAATTCTCTTGACATAGAGGGGCAGTTCGATCCACAATTGGATAGTTCCAGCATAGTGGACGTTCGATCTACGGATACCACAAGTCTGGCGGTTGGTGAGCCCTCTCGTGTTTACCCCGCTGGTGCCGTCAACTTGCTCCGTAAGGGAGCAAATTATGACACACAGTACCAGCTATCGGTAATCGCTGGTCACCAAGACGAGGTCTTATACCTCTATTCAGTTCTGAAGGCCATCCTTTTCTCCCAGAAGATGTTCATGGAGGACCAAGGATTAATGGCTTTGAAGATATCGGGCTCTGATTATGCCCCTCGTACGGAGTATCTTCCTACGGAGGTTTTTCAGAGAACGATGATTCTTCGCTTCACCTATCCCTTCAGTTTCTTGGAAGAGATTGATCTTCCGACAAGTATGGAAGTTACTGTCAATCCTAGGGACCCTAATACTCTTGAAGAGTGTGGGTCTGTATTGATTGACATCGAGTTTGACGAGGTTACTACAATCTAAGGGACGATATGTCTAAACGCACAAAGAACTACAACACTACAGAAGAAGTTACAGAAGAAGTTAAAGTACCCGTCAAGGTAGTACGTCGTCGCCACCGCAAGGTGAGCTTTGAACAGTGGGCACGCGCTCGTGGAGTAAAACAACACCACAAGGGGGGGCTAAAGGCGCATGTTTCAAATCCCAACATTCCCAGATCTTATGAAGACTGGGACCTAGTTTTCGCTGACTACTGATGCCAGGAGTCCAATAAATGAGTCGCTCAGTCACTTTTAACGGTATTACAAGGTTCCGTCCTGGTGGAATTACCAAGGTCAATGCGGACGCATTGAACCAAGTTGGTATTTCAGCAGCTAGCGTTGTTGGACTTATTGGTGAGTCTGACGGCGGGGCCCCTGGTTCTGTCAGTGGTCTCATCTCCCTTCGCGATCCTTCTGAAGCTGCCAGCTTGTTCCGTGCGGGGCCGCTAGTAGACGCTATCCGTTTGGCTTTCCAATCTTCTGGAGATCCAGACATCCCGGGTGGTGCAGCAGAAGTTGTTATCTATAAGGCTAATGCTTCTACACAAAGCTCTATTCATGTTCCGGACCCTGCAGGTACCCTTCTTTCAGACACCGCAGCGGGTACTGGATCTACTACAGTTATCGACTTGGTTACCAGTAGTGCACTTGTAGTAGATTCTCTTGCCGGCCGTTGGGTAGACGTTACTCTCGCAGGTCTCCCCGGATCCCCCACTGTTCGTAGACGAATTGTTTCTAACACAGTTGACTCTCTTACAGTCACTCCGGCAATGCCTGCAACTGCTACAGCTGCCGACGTAGTAATTGTCCGTCCAACCCTCTTTGAGCTAACCTCTGTTGATTATGGTGCTCACACAGAAGGGCTTGAAGTAGACGTTACACGCAACGACACTTCTGGAGCGTATCAGGTTACGGTTTCTTTTGAGGGAGAAGATCAAGTTTCTGAAAGCCTCGGTGGTCAGAACTTCCTCCAGCTTTACTATCGTGGTGGTCCAAACGACGTTGCTCAGACGACTATCACAACTCCAGGTACTATTACCGCTACGTTCTTTGATGTAGCTGCAACACTCATTGCTGCGGCCCATGATGATATGAGTGTCATTGTCACCAACCCTGCTACTGGGAACTTTGAACAGCATAGGATTTCTACCAACGGCGTAGGAGATGTGACCTTGGCTGCCCCGGGGTTCTCTGCAGACTTCCTAGCAGAAATTCAGGCAGCTACCGGGGCTACTGTCACAGTAGACATCATCTCAGTGACTGATGCAACGGCTCAGATTACCGGCGCAAGTGGTGTGGCTACTGCACTAGTCAGCACAATTACTGGAGTAGCTGGAGACAACCTTTCCCTTACCATTTCTGCAACGGAGACCGTGCAGTCTCTAGTTGATCGAATCAACCAGAACAGTAACTATCTTGCTGTAGTTCCTAGTGGTATCAATGCTCAGACTTCGCTAGCTTCGGCGTTTGACTTCGGAGTTGCTGCAATCAACATCCAGAGAAGTATCGCTGTGAACGGCGGCCTCGGATTTAGACAAGACCTCGCACAAGTTGTTGCTTGGTTTAACGACTACTCAGAGAAGCTCGACGCTGTTAGGTATACAGTAGACACCACAGATGGTGCTTTCCTGCCCGCTACGGCTGCGCTCATCGATGCTCTTTTCCTTGAGCCGTTCTCTCTTGTAGGTGGTGCGCGAGGAGCGTCTTCTAACTCTTCGTGGCAGAGCGGGTTTGACGCCATGCTCTTGCGTAGAGTGGATAATGTCGTTCCTCTAATCGATGAAGACCTTGTTAATGAGGGTCTTGGTTCTACTGCAACATGGGCTTCCGTAGCTGCACAGCTTGCAGACCATGTATCCCTTGGACGCGGCGCCGCTGGCCTTGAGCGTGGTGGTTATGTTGGGTTCCAGGGCACTAAGTCTGAGATTATTGCTGCAGCCAACTCTATCAACGACCAGGATGTTCAGCTAGTTGCACAGAACCCCACAGTCCTTGACGCCACTGGTACTCTTGTGGAGCAGGGACCCAGGCAGCTTGCTGTTATGGCTGCATCTATGAGGTCTGGAGTTCAGGAGATTGGTGAGCCTCTTACTTTCAAGTTCTTGAGAGTATCTGGTCTTACTCAGGATGCTTCATGGGATCCTCGTGATCTAACAGACTCAGCAGACTTGATCATCGCTGGTGTTCTCTTTGCAGAAACAGTTCCTGGTCAGGGTACACGCTGGGTCAGAGACCTCACCACTTGGGTAAAGGACGACAACCTCGCATACTCAGAGGGCTCTGTTCGTTCTGTAGTTCGCGCTGTAACGTATCAGCTTCGCACACTTCTTGAAGAGCGTTTCACTGGTAAGAAGGCAGTGCCTGCAACTATTAATGCTGTAAAGGATACAGCTACTACACTTTTGGAGTCTTTTAGACAAGACAACGTCATTGTAGATAGTAAGGATCCTACGACGGGTGCGACTATTCGTGCTTATCACAATATGAAAGTGTATACTTCTGGAGATGTCCTCAAGCTGAATGTTGGCATCTTCCCTGTACCTGGAATCAACTTCCAGCTTTCCGAGATTTTCCTCCAGCTCCCGACTCAGTCGGCATAAGTGATTTTCTAAGGAGAAATTGATGCCTGCCCTTCCTTCCGTTGTTACTACATTCTTGACAAGACTCAAGAGTTCTCTAAGTCAGGGATCTGATCTTGGCTCGAACGTTCGTGGAGCCGCTCAGAATTACCTCCTTGCGCAGGACCTTGCTGCTGCTTTGGACCTTCTTCAGGATGCCATGGATCAGTCTACTCCCCTAACGGTAGTAGACGGAACCACCTCATCCCTACAGGATGGTGTACAGGCGACCGGGTCTCTCACCTTTACTGGTTTGGCAATCGATGGTCAAACAGTGACCATCGGCACCAAGGTATATACTTGGCAGAATACTCTCACAGACGTGGATGGTAATGTTCTGGTTGGTGGAACCGCTGCTGCTTGTGTTACCAACCTTGTAAATGCCATTAACTTGGGTGCAGGTGCCGGTACAACATACGCTGCATCTATGACGGCTCACCCGTCTGTTACAGCAATCGACGACACTGGTGATGTAGTAACCGTTACAGCTATCACTTCAGGTGTTGCTGGTAATGCTATTGCGACCACTGAAAATGGTACGAACATGTCTTGGGGCGCAGCAACCTTGACAGGCGGTGTTGACGCCTTCGGTCCTGAGGAGCTTGCTGGGCACGTAGTGGTCTTTGGAGCCGCTACTACCACAGTTGCTCTTCGTGGAGTTGAAGCACGCATTAAGACCAGCACCCCTGCAGGACTCACCTTTGAGAGTGCACTTCCGGCTACGCCTGTAGCTGGTGATACTTACACCATTCGTGGTGGTTGGTTCGACTCTCATCTGGCCGAGTTGCGTCAGGGTCAGGGAGTTGCAGACGCACCGCGTGGCAGTGTCTACGGCACTTATAGAGTTGCTGTAGATGCCCTCGTTACGGCTCTCCGCAGGCGCGGTACTCACGCCAGCCAGACTCTCACGTTCTCAGGACTCGCTGTTGACACACAGACTGTGGTAATCGGGTCTAAGACCTACACTTGGCAGGATACTCTTACCGACTCGGATGGTAACGTCCTAATTGGCGGAACTGCAGAAGCGTGCATTGATAACCTTGTAGCAGCTATTACCCTCGGCGCGGGTGCTGGTACAGTGTATGCCGCATCTATGACGTTGCATCCAACAGCAACGGCAGAAAAGACTTCTGCAACTACGATGCTTGCCCGTGCAAAGTTGGTAGGACCGAACGGTGATGACATCGCTACTACCGAAACGGGTACTAACACAGCTTGGGGCGCAGCAACCATGGCTGGCGGCGCAGCCGGCGGTTCTGGTGTAGTTGCTGAGCGTACGATTAGTCGTCCTGGATTGCAGACTGCTGCTGGGTCTACCACTACTGTTGTGGTTTTGGACCAGCAGGGTGGCGGCGATTTCCGCATCGATCAGTTCCGAGGAATGAAGATTGTTGTGGGCGCAGAAGCTCCGCGCATCATCTCTTCCAGTAACGAGACCTCTGTTACTGTAGCTCCTCCCCTTTCTGGAGCACCTGCAGCTTCTACAGCAGTTACTATTACTGTTCCTGTAGACGATGTTGGCAGTTCCTCTCACCTTCGTGTTCACCCTGGCGCACAACCGGGCGAAAACGCAGTACTCTCAGATTTGCTTGATCAGCTGGAAACCATTGTGGAATCCTACGTTCTTCCGGTCTGAGTGATTATGGACAGGGGAGGGGCGTAGTGTCGTCCCCTCCACTAGCCCCTTTCCCTGTCCCCCTAATTACGCTATAATCCTCTCAGGAGTATTTGATGGCTTCCAAAACCTTTAGTGGCGCAAGAGCGATTTTCCTAATCGACGCGGTTCCGATTGCATTCGCAGGCGGGGTTAGTGGCGAAGAGATGATCGACTATGAGCCGATCGACGTCCTGAATCTCCTTGAGGTGAAGGAATTTGTACCCACCTCTTATAGAGCGTCTCTAAATGCACAGATTTTCCGCGTGGTTGGAGAATCTCTCAAGAAGCTTGGCATCTTGCCGAGACAAGAAGACATCATCTCCTCAGGTGATCTTGAGGCGGCGATTCAAGATGATGCCCGTGTAGCTACGGGAAATACTGTTGCGTTGTTCCAGGGCGTTCGTTGCTCCGGACACACGTTCGATGTTACTGCTCGTGGTATTGTTCAGGACAATGTAAGCTTCGTTGCTATCCGCGTCCTTGACGAATTTGAAAACCCGGTCTGATAGATTGGGAGGGGATTTATGACACAACCTAAAAAGCTTCCTGTAAAGAATGGTATAACTGCTCGTCAAAAGTTGCTTAAGACTTTTTCTATAGACTACACATCTCCTATTGATGATGTGCGTTATGTAGGAAAGTTTACTACGCGAAAGTTGACTATTGCCGACATGGCCACCCTTGGAGTGCGTAAGGCTCAACTCAATGGTGGTATGCATCACGACAGCTCAAATCCGGGTATGGGAGTAGATAGTAGCACTGATGATTTCAATGCGATGATCTCTCATCTTGATCTAGCTCTAGAAGAAACTCCCGTATGGTGGGATTTGGAGAAGATCACAGACTCTGATTTGGTTGCGCTGATCTTTGAGGAGGTGGTCGCTCACGAGAACTCCTTTTTTAGACCCAGAAGGGAACGAAGTGAATCTGGCGTCGTCGGAGAACAAAATGACGATGTGGGAGTTGGCGAAGGAGTGGGCGAGGGTGATCAAGCGCAAGCCGGAGCCGGTGGAAGCGCTGGCTCGGTGGTGGACGAAGAAGTTCAAGCTGCCTTGGAACCATGATCTATTTCAAGAGAGAAATATGCTCGACCTCATGGTTGAGTATTGGCTCGACAGGTTCGATGAGTCTCCTCTTGAAGTACACCGCAACGCAGACGGCTTCATTCAGTTGAAGGATACTGGCGATCCTCTCATCGATAAATGGGAAGAGAAGATTGCTCAGGGTGATGAACCGGATCTTTGGGAAGCTTTCAGTCCTGAAGCGAGGGAACAACTGAACCGTGCACGTGCGAGAGCTTCTAAAATACAAGCTCAAGGTGGGTATACAATTGCCGACGCTATGGAGCGCGTTGGGCGTGAGGCTCGCGCACAAGGTCTCGACGATCCCTCAAGACACACTCAGCGCCCCTATAGGTTGGATACCTTTGGAGATGGCACAGATTAATGGCTGATGACACTACTCAAGAAGTAACTATCAAAATTCTCGGTGAAGCTGAGTCGTTTAAGAAGTCAGTAAAACAAGCGACTAAGCTCACCACGGATTTGGAAAAGCTGTCTTCTCGATACCGCAAGAGCGGTATGGGGCAAGCTAAAGCTTTAGATAAGATTACTGGGAAGCATAACAAGTCTCAGCGAGATGCAGGTAAGAAAGCCTTCGAAATGGAGAAGAAACTCCAGAAGGTTATCAAAGACAACATCAAAGAAATTCAGAAGCAGCAGAAGGCATTCAAGGGAAATGCTCTTGCAGTAAAAGAAGAGTTGAAGGCCCTCAAGGAGTTGGAGAAGCAGCATCGAAAAATTGCTGCATTCCGTAAGAAGACTGGATACCGCAGCATGGGTGAACGCTTTGGGGGTGGTGCTCGTGCTGTAGGGCGTGGTTTGGGTAGTGGTGTGCGGGGGGTAGGCCAAGGAGTTATGGCCCTTGGCGGCATGATCATGGGTGCCGTAACCGCAATTGTCGGAACCCTCATTTCAACTGTCACCAGTCAAATCCGACAAGGATATGCGTCCTACATTAACTACGGTAGGGCTAGAGCGGGTCTTGGAGGCATGGGGGCATTCAGGGGTAACGGCCGTCGTGCATTTGGCACTGCCATGAAGTTGGGGTTCTCTAAGACAGAGACCGTCCAACAGATGCGCAATGTTGGTAGAGTTACAGGTAACATCAACGCAGTGACACAAGCCCAGGCGGCTGCACGCTCCTTTGGTGGAGATGTGGGAGAAGTCGCTGGGTTCATGGGAACCCTTACCCGAGGTGGTCAAGGCTTTGGTGGACTCGCTGGTAAGGGTGGTGAGCGTACTCTTCGCCGTGTCATGTCTCACGCCTTCTCCTCCGGGTTGGATCACTCTCGTGCTGGAGAACACTTGGCTGCTGTTGCTTCTGGTGTTAAGGCAGCACAAACCGTAACTGGCGGAAGAGTCAACGCAGACCAGATTTCTGCTATGCTCTCGTTCTTTGGACGAAGTGGCATGCCTGGTCTTCAAGGTGCTGCTGGTATGGCGCAGCTTGGTAAGCTTGACCAAACAATCAAGAAGGCCGGATTTGGTGGAGGCGGTGACCCTACATCTGCTCTAATCTATCAGGCTTTGGGATTTGGTCAGGCAGGTGGTACTGCTAGTTTCTATGAGGCCACTAAGCAGGCACAGCGTGGAATCTTCGGCGAGGGAGGCGCTGGTAACCTTATGAAGGTTTGGGAGCGTTTTGGTCAAACAGGTGGAGGCATAGGAACTCAGAAGACCAACATAGAGCTTTCCAACGCAACGGGGATGTCTTTGGATGTCATTGAGTCGATAAACGACGTGATCCTAAAGAGCGGCGGCACGATTGAGGCGCAGAAGAAGATCGCAGAGATAACAAAACAACAGCTTCCAGTGCAGAAGCAGATTCTATTGGCTACCCAAGAAGGACATTTGAAGGTTGCTGAGCGTGTTGCTTTCTTGGAAAACCGTTTGGTTACTATAGGTGAAGCTACTGCCGAGTCTATTGAGAAACTTCAGGACATTTTCAACGATGTTGTTGATACGTTTTTGCCGACCGCAGTAGTTGCTCTCAAAGTCATTGCTGAAGTGGTTTCTAACATTTGGTTCTGGTTGAAGGACTTTGGTCGTAGCTACAACGAGTCTGCAATAGAGAAGAAGAAGCTTGCAGGGATCAGTGCTGAGCGCGAGAACATTCTCAAGAAGTACGCTTCTGGTGAATATGATCGAGCAAAGGCTGCTGAAATGATGAGACAAAATGCAGCTAAGGCAGGAGCTGCCAGAGCAGCACTACAAGATGATGTAGATCCCATCCTCGATGCATATGATGCACTAGTAGATGTTGGCCACCGTACTGGACAGGCTGTTGGAGCTATTGCTCCTGACGTTAAATCCAGGTGGCAACAAAGACAAGCTGTAGAAGCGGCAGCTGTTCGTTTGAAGCAGAGGTCGCTAATAGACGCGACAAACATTGCCGGTACTGCCTATAGAGGACGTGCTTTGGAATTTCAGAGTCGTATTGGGCAAGATGTTGCTAGGATAGGAGAGCTTTCTGGTATTTCTGAACCCACGGAAGCTCAGCGACATGAGTTGGAAACACTGCGTGCGCGTAAGAGAGATCTTGAGCGTCGTCGTGATGAGGCTGTAAGAGAACAGGTCCAAGAAGAAGCCCAAGAATCAGGAGTGGGCGCAGGACTGACTTCAGGGTCTCCAATCGCTTCTCGTGATGACCCCGCTTCTTTCCGCGCTAGTGGATCAATGCAAGCACCTACTACATACGTAGGTAGGGGCAGAACGGCATACGGGTAATAGATGTCAGCAATTGACTCTGGGGCGCCCGAATCAGGGGCAGATAGTGTAGATGGGTTGCGTAGGTACACTACGCGCATCAAAGTACTAGTTCATTCGCATAATCATGCCGATGGCCCTATAAATCTTTCCGACGATGTAATGTCCTGTCAACTCGGTAAGAATATCAAGGGAGTTGGCAGAGCTAATATTGCGGTAGTAGCTAGAAATAGCTACTTGAACATGCTTTATCCAAACGACTACATCAACATCTATTTCGATGTGGGTGATGGTAAGGGGTGGGTGCGTACTTTCTTTGGGCTGATAGACCGCGTAGAAGAGGACATCACCGTTGCTGAAAACGGAGTACCTACCACGCTCTACCACATCATCGCTACAGACTTCCAGAAGATCTTCCAGAAGACTAACATCTACTTCAACCCCCACCTGTTCGACAGACCCGACATGTCTGGTGAGGACTTCAACGCATTCAACATCGGTGGTGTTGTGTTGATGACGCGCGGTATTCGTGTACAGGGTAGTCCTGCGGACATGGTTACCAACCAGATTTTGTTGCAGATTGGATTTGGAAGTCAATGGAAACTCCCAGATAGTTATCCTGCTGCTGTTGAAGACCGCTTTGCAAATCAACGTGCACAATATGCACAAGACAGGTTGTTTGAGTCTGTTAGCAATTTGATGACTCCAGAAGAGTCAGATCGCTTGCGTACAATTCTACAAGAGCGTGGCCTCAATGCGTACGCGCTCGACACAGAGGATGAGGTCACTTCTGCACTTACAAGCAATGCAGGAGATAGTTTGTCTTCTGGGGATGCTTCAGAACGCACTGCAGCAGCTATACAAGCTGTTGGATTAGACCGCGCTGACGTTGAGGCAGGGGAACTGACAGCCCTCACATCTACTACAGATGTTGGGAGCATGGCTAGAATCCTTTCAGACGCGCGCATTAGGCAACAACTCTTTGGCAGTGGGTTGTCAAACGAGAGCCAACAGATAGCGCGAGAAGCTATCAACAGCTACATAGGCACGGAGTTGGTTTCTAGGAATGCTACTAACATCGTAGACATTATGAATGTCTTTGACTTCGTAGAACGTAGAGCCATCGACGGTTATGCTTTTGACCTTGCTATCTGGGAGAAGCAAGGGCCTCTTGAGAGTATCCTTCGTTCTGTGTCTAACGAAGCTATCAATGAGTTGTTTTTTGACCTTCGCCCGCTTACGACAATTCCTGAGGGGGGAGAAGACCCTAACGTATTCCACAAGGCAGGAACCGATTGGGATTACCGTCCTGATGAAATTGGTGGAAACAAACCAGACGTTACAAACCGCGCTAGCGGTGTTCGATACATGCCTTCTGTGGTTATGCGTGAATACCCGTGGGCTACCACACACAGAATCGACGCTAGCGGTGTAGACGTCAGCGTTGGTAACAATGACGGCCAGTCAGGGAACTTGGGTATCATCTACTTTGGTGGTATATTCTCCAACCGTCCTAATGAACCGGGTCGACACCTTGTTGGAATACCGGTCTTGAATCTTGAAGAACAGGTAAACGGATTCCGAGGACCTAATCGTACTTACAAGCATTTGGATGTAGCTGTAATCTCTGAAACGGAAATACGACAGACACGTCTTGGGCGTTCAGATGCTGAGCACTTCAACCTCTTTGAGATGTGGACTGAGGGCGTTTCTGGTCCAGAGATGCGCTACTACATGTACGACTTCCTGCCTATTATCACCCCTATTCACATTCAGAGGCACGGACTGCGTACTCGTACGGTAACCACTAGATTCTCTAGGTATCCGCCTGCGTTGTCTAGAAATCTTCGACCGCAAGCAGAAACACCTGCGGAGGAGGAAGTAGAAGAGGCAGAAGTAACTGCAGCGGAGGCGCCAAGGGAGGAGAGAGAATTAGTTCCTCCCGTGGGAGCACACCCCTCATTACATTTCAGAAATATAAACCAGATGGCATATGGTTATCGTCCGCGTGATGGAGGTTGGACTTTCCATAACGGCATCGATATTTACGGAGACGGTCCAGATCTTTCTGTGTATCCTTTCAGTGTACAAAAGGAAGGAAAGTCTCAAGGGCAGGTAGATGTAGTAGCTATTGCTGATGGTTTGATTGTAGGGTCAATGGCACAAGGAACTATGTCTAAGTATGGAAATGCAGTTGCTATTTACCACCCGCAATATGATGTAATTTCTTGGTATGCTCACCTCGCTCATCGTGAAGAGCTTACAGGGAATGTAGATGCAAGTAGACGTAGAGCGGATGCTTTCAACAGGGAGTATACTACTATCGGTAGCAGTAGTAGGTTTACTCCCATCCCTGTTCGAAGAGGACAAAAGATAGGATCAGTAGGGGTTACGCAGGGGGTTAGTGATGGAGATCCTAATGCAATCTTTCGCACAGACCGTGCTCACCTGCACTTTGAAATTATGCATAGGGTACCGTCTAGAAATCACGACGCTACTCCAATTATTCCCTACACCACGCTTGCCCGCACCAGTCCTAAGCCGCCCGGATCGAACCCATACGGCGAAGATCCTGTTGAATGGTTTGCCTCTCATGGAGTAGATTTAGAAGCTGAAATTAGAGCGCTTGGAGACACCCCCACAGCCTCAGACTTCGATGAAGAAACCAGTATTGATGACACTGATGAAGTAGCTCCTACCGCAGAATCTCGAATAGCTTCTGGAATAGAGGATGAGGTATCAACAACCCTTACTACAACCCGCCAGCAAACCATGCGTGGTGTGGTGGATTCAATAGACCAGAGAAAGCAAATTGGTCGTTGGGCGTTGTTGCAGGACCATTGGTATCAGCACAACCTTGAGTATCTTTCTGGGTCTGTTGTTATGCGTGGTGCTCCTGAGATTCGTATAGGGTACCGCCTGGACATCAAAGAACGCCGTACTAGTTTCTATGTAGAAGGTGTGCAGCATTCTTGGCAGTACCCCAACGAGATGCAGACTACCCTTCAGGTAACTCGTGGACAGCCTAATAACCCGTATCCGGCGTATGCTCTTCCGCCAACGCAAGGCTTCAATAGTCCTCCTGAGGCACGACGCGGGGCTTCAAGGTTGGCTCACTTCTTCGTCGTGCCAGATCCCATAGCTATTCGCAGAGCCATTGCTTTGCGAGACAACTCTGCGGGTAATGTAGTTTCCCATGAAAGGGCTAACAAGAACTTCTTGAATATAATCGACGATAGTAGATATTTCACAGAGTTTGGCTATGGAGAAGGACCTCGTGGATTGCTTTTGCCCACCAGTCAAGAGTTTGATTCTCCTGCTGCAGCTCTTGCAGAGATTGCGGCGGCTTCTGACATCAGTGAGGAGGAAGCTAGGGAACAACTACGTGCGGCTGGACTAGAGGTTGGAGAGAATGGTGTTGTGCGTACAGACATAGACCCAGAAGGTGTGAGTACTCCGCTTTCTGGAGCTACTGAAGGTGCAACCAGCTTTGATGGTGTTCCTGTTCCTGGGTTAGACCAGTGGTGATAAACGATGAGTAATGACTGGCGTCCTATAGTTGGTATCGATAGAGGCCCTGTTCAGCAAGGTTTGGTAACAGATCCTGCTGATTATGAGCACTATCAAATGAACAGCCTTATGTTGGGTGTCATTCTTGAGGTGTATCCTTCCGACTCCGAACTTAACCGAACAGCCCACATCTCTGAACAGCGTCGAGGATTTTACCACGAAGCTAAAGTGCTATTGGTAAACACCAACTCTTCTTCTAACCTTCTTGTCGACCACGCGGTTATTTGCCCATCTGTTCACACAGGATTAGACGACTACTATGAACATCTTCCTCGTGGAAGTTCTAACCGCGTAGATGGTGAACGTTACGTTGTTGGTGGTGCTAACGTAGACCCGTACGATCTAGATGGTGATTGGTGTGTTGTAGGCTTTATGGGGGGAAGTTTGGACCAACCCTTCATAGTCGCGTGGTGGCCTCATCCTAGGAATGTTTACGACGCTGCTACCAGCGGGAACGCTAATGCGAATAGGACTGGGGTACCCCAGTCGTTAGACCAGAAGAACAGATACTTTCGTAGAATAAATGGAGTTGAGCATGTTGTTACTGGACGCGGAGATATCTACCTATCCACAACGTATGCCAACTCAGACCTTCGCTTCGGCACTGACATTCCTGCAACCAAAGGGCGCTTCCCTCGCAGCCTGAAGGCAGAAGAGGGAGGGTCTATTCTACTTGAAGTTAAGCCTACACAGACTTTAGAACTATCTTGGGACGAACAAATAGATGGTGCTGGGATACGCCGTGGAAGTGAGGCTGAGCTTCCTCAAACTAACCCTCCTCCAACAACGAGGCAAAACGCTTCAGCTACCCCACGTACAAAAACGTACGTGAAAATTGACCAAGAAGAGTTTCGTGTAGATGTTCCTGAGGATGTCAAAGTCACTAGTGGCAAGCGTGTTCGAATCTTCTGCGAGGATACAACTACCCTTTTTGCTACCAACCTGCTAGAATTGGAAGCAGCACAGGTATCACTCGCAGGAACTTCGGGTATTACGCTTGACAGTGATACAGGTAACATTTCCCTCAGTGCAGCTACTCTAGTAGACTTGATATCACAAGCTGCAATGAATCTCACAGCTTCCGGTGCTATTACCATTGGTGGGTCTTCGGTGACCATTGGCCCATCTACTCCTGGCGCTGGAACAATAAGCTCTACAGATACAGGCGTTGCACTAGGAACAGGTGCAGTGGATGCTATTGTTAGGGGAACGGCATTGGACACGGCGTGGGCACCTGTCAGTACAACGTTAACAGCTGTTCCGGCTGCTGCCGACTTGGCATCAGCTATAACCTTGGCAAACGCAAATAAGGCAGCTATTCTAGCATTGATAGCGGCCCTTGCTGGCAGTCTTTCAACTACAAATACTACGGGATAATGGCAACAGGAAACTCTCCCATTCTTTTGCGCGGTTCTACTGTCTCTCGTTTTACAGACGAGCAGCGTACAGAGCGTGTGAATTTGGGTGCACAAATCACACCCACGATTCAGAGACTGTATAGCATCTTCTTGTGGGATTTGGATGCTGGTGAGATTCTAGTATCTCGTCCTTCTTTGGACCCTGCAGAGCGCACTGACAGGGCTGAGTATTTCTTCACGACGCCCCCCAAGGTTCACGATATGACTGAACCGTTTGCTACTCGCATTATTGCCACACAAAACGGTGGTAAGTACATTGAGTCACACGGTTCTATTTTCAAAGAGATTCGTGTGTCGGGAAACACGGGGTTGCGCCCGCGTAAGAAGCTTCCGAACGTCATCCCTCTATTGCCTACTTCTTCATTCTTGGGCGTAGCTGAAGCGTTTACAGCAACGGGGTTTGGTAACGAGATTCGTAAGATCCCCTCAGAAGAGAAGACTGGCTTTGACGATATCCACTTTCTGCGAAACATCTTTCGTAGGTACTCAGACTCCAAGGGCCGTAATGAGCGCCTGATTATGGTGTGGAGAAATGTCAAGGATGATGATTACTGGGTTGTAGAGCCACGTTCATTCAAACTCCTTCAGAATTCATCTTCACCGCTTACGTACGGGTATCAACTGGATATGCAGGGGTTGTCCAAGTTCGACCCTTCATTGGCTGTAGTTACTGCTGTAGCAGATCCTCTTGAAGCTCTGAGAAACATTTCGAGGTTCTTCTCTCGTATTCAAGAGTTCAAGCAGAACTTGTTGTCTTCTTTCTTGGTTGTTGCCACACAGATTAAGCGAATTCAGGGAGCTGGCCACTTCCTGATGAATAACTCACTAGGGTCTTTGACTGCTGTGATTCAAGGACTTACGGCGATTACCTCTGCAACTTCAGACGTGGCCCCTGGTCTACAGAGAACAGTTAGAGAAGCTAAGGACAACTTCAACGCGGCGCTTGCTGATCTCACTGCACCTCTAGAGCTTGCAACTCCGAGCGCTTCTTTTACTCCTGAACAAGAGAAGCACCTAAACAACTTTGGGACACTAATCAATACTGTGCGTAAAGTCTTGCGCATACTTGACTTCATTCAGATTGAGCCGACCCTGCAAGACAACATCTCTACGAGCGAGGATGGCGTCAGGCGTCGAGCACGTGGCACCTATCGTACGCCGGGGGGAGGCACAGGGTCTCCGACGTCTCCACGCACTGCAGGGGATCCTACGTACATTGGAAGTTCAAGCTCTCCCTCTGCCGTAGCTGAGGCTAGAGTTGGGGTTGGAGAGACAATCCGAGACCTTTCTATGCGTTTGTTGGGAGACTTCAGGCGTTGGCACGAGCTAGTTCTTTTGAACGATCTCAGAGCACCCTTTGTTTCTGATGGGGCACTCACTCCAGGAGTTCTAGCGCCTGGGGACGTTATTCTTTATCCCACACCGATTGGCGTTACTGATCCTTCTAGAATTTCTCCCAGGATGCTTACAGACGCGGAAACTGAGAACCAAGACCAGAACGTATCTGGAATCATTTCTCAGACGTATGGACGTGACCTGCGTTTGAAGTCTGTGGAAACAGATCTTACAGACCTGGCAGTGAACCAACGGGGAGACATTTCCACTATAGTTGGTATTCCCAACGTCAAGCAGGCAATTCTTATCAAGTTTGCTACAGAGCAAGGGACGCTTCCTGCACACCCAGGGTTTGGTGCTCGCTTCCCTATCGGTTCTAAAGCAGACGTGGTGTCTTTCAATGAGTTCCGTATAAACACACTTTCTACTTTACAAAGCGATCCCCGTATTACAGACGTGTCCAGACTAGAGTTCAAGTCTCTTGCTGACGTTTTGGTTGTAAGTGCTGAAGTCATCTTGCAGGACGGGGCAGATTTCCTAAACACTGACTTCGCTCTCCGTAGGTTCTAATATGCCTTTCGTCCCTCGCACTTACGAGCAAATTCTTGAAAGCATGATTGCTCACGTTCAAGCTAACACGATCATCTCCGATTGGACGGTAGGTTCTGTTGCTAGAACTATCCTTGAAGCATCGGCATTAGAAGATGACGAGCAGTATTTCCAGATGGTACAGTTGTTGGATGCATTCCGCATCACAACGGCCAGAGGGGAAGACCTAGACAGACGTTTGGCTGATTTCGGAATTGTTCGTAGAGACGCACAAACAGCTACTTGTCGTGTTCGTTTCTTTGATGCAAACCTAATCACAGAACAACTTGCGCAAGAAGAGGCTGTTGGCGCTTCATCTATAGTTCTGTTTGACTCTTCTGCGTTCCCTACCTCTGGATATCCATATGTAGTTCGTATTGCGGAGGGAACTACTCGTGTTCAAAATTTGACAGTGACGGCGAACGTTATTTCAACAAACACTCTTACACTATCTACTACCTTGGACAATAACATGGTAGTAGGTGACAGGGTGTCTTTGGTGACGGGGGCGTCTTCTCACACCATAAATACTGGAACAAGTGTGCAGGCACCTCCAACCGTTTCTGAAGCCCCGAGGCTCTTTGTTACACAGGAGCCTGGTTTCATCGCTGCTGGTAACTTCTTCTCCAACGAAGTCATCGTAAAGGCACAAGCTAGTGGAACCGCTGGTAATGTAGGTGCTGGGCGCATTACACAGTTCGCAAGTGGTCCTCCATTCCCTGGTGGTGGTGTAATCAATCAAGTAGCCGGCTCTGGTGGTGAGCTGCGTGAGAGTGACTTCGATTTTAGACAACGCGCCCTAGACCAACTGCAGGCACTATCAAGAGGAACCCCTCTAGCACTTCGTACAGCAGCGATTGGTGTTACTGACGAAAACACTGGACAAACTTCCGTCAGCGCTAACATTATTGAAGATTTTGCAGCAGACGAGGTCATCGTATACATTGACGACGGTACTGGATTGGTGCCAGATGTAATTGCCTTGGCTAGTGATTCTTTGGGGAGTGCTGTTAGTATTGGTGCGGGCGTTATCACTTTGGTAGATTCATCGCAGTTCCCGAGTTCTGGAACAGTGTTGATTGAGACAGATGCATCTTTGAACCCTTCGGAGTTGTTGGACTACGTGTCAAAAGATGATACACTCAACACCCTAACGCTTTCAGGAACCGCAGCCAGCGCACACGACATAAGCTCTACAGTGTTGTTTGTTGATGAGGTAACGAGTAGTGCAGAGTCTGGGCAACGAAGGTTTGAGCTACAGAATCCTCCAGTAGTGCGAGGAACAGACCGTATTTTTGTCAACCCAGGGTCTGGTTGGATTGAACAAACACCTGATACTGATTATCGTTTGAATCGCGGTACCGGGGAATTTCAGTTCGTATCTTTAGGTGGTGTAGCTACCGGTACGGCTATTGTGGGACACTATTCATATTACACCAACCTCATCAGAACGGTTCAACGAGTGCTTGAAGGAGATTTGGACAGCTCCAGCGCATATCCTGGTGTGAAGGCGGCAGGAATTTTCTTGAGCGTTGAGGCTCCGAATATCAAGCGTGTCACAGTTGTTGCTTCCATTTCTGCTTCTATTGGGTTTGTCGAAAGCGACCTTGCTCCTCAAGTACAATCCCAAATAGAGACCTACATCAACTCCCTTAAGATTGGTGAAGATGTAATTCGCTCTAAGCTCATTGACGTGGCTTATAGAGTTCGAGGTCTGCAGGACATCACAATTGCGTTGCCTACCAGCAACATTACTATTCTAGAAAATCAGCTGCCCGTACCTTTTGCAGCTGATGGGACATCTCTAGTAACCATTCTATGACGACTGAAACCAACCAGAGCGCGATAGCTGAAGTACGTGATCAACTTTCAATTGATTACGCAGACGGAAAGTATCTAAACAACGCTACAGCAAACTTGGGGCTTACACGTCCTGTGTTTGGTTTTAGTGACGACGCTTGGCGTGCTATTACCAAGGTGTTGGCCCTTCAGTTTAAGCAGGTTCGTAATAAGTTCCACGACGTTCTGTCAATAATCCTTGGCCCGCGCATTACCGAGACAGCTACACTTTCAACTGCCGTTGCTGTTGACGATCGTCAACTAGTAGTCACGGATTCTAGTAGGCTACCACAAACAGGCACGTTGATTTTGGATGAGGGACAGGCTACTGAAGAAACTATTACCTACAGCTTCATTGATCGTAGAACACACACAATCTACCTTAACGACCTTGCTACGCAAACACACGCTGCATATCCTAGTGGTGATGTAGAGACTCCGTTGATTTGGCCTGGGGTTGCAACAGACGCAACGCTGTATGTTCATGTAACTGATGCGCGAAATATTGCCACTGTTCCTGTGACTGCCGTAATAGGTCGTGGAACGTCAGCTGAAGAAGTGGTTACTATTACAGCTGTAGATACGGATACTGGCGCGTTGACTATCTCTCCAGCGTTGTCTAATACACACGCAAGTTACGTACCCTCTCCTGTGCAGAATGCGCTTGCGCAGGATTACCAAGCCAGTGCTGAGTTCTTGGTATTGAACAGCTCCCTACAGTTTCCTGACGAAGGTTTTGTGCTTCTAGGGGCAAGCTCTTCTTCCTTTACAGTGACGGGAGGTTCTGCAGCATCTATAACGGTTGCTGCCTCTACATTCACTGCAGATAGGCACGTTGGAAACTTGCTAGTATTTGATGGGAATATCACGGCAGCGTTGGCAGGAGTAGAGGCACAAGTATCTGCTAACACTGCTAGCAGCGTTACATTCAAGGTTTCTCTTCCTACCAATCCAGTAGCTGGAGACACTTTTTCTATTCGTGTCGCAGAGAAATTTACTAGAAATGTATTTGCAGATAACGCCCTTCAACTATCTAGAGATATCGTTGATGTAGCTCTTTCTAGTGGAACTGAAGTAGAATTGCTTAGAGAGAAGGCGACAGTAACGCTGGCACCCGTGAAGGTTGTGGGAACGGGCTGGGACGTCATTCAGACAGACCCAAAGAACATTGAGATTCTAATTCCTGCGACCCTGGCGGACATCAACACGGTTCGCAGCGCGTCCTATCTACACCCGGCCCCTATTACGCCATTTTCTACTACTTTAGCTTCATTAGCCTCTATCGGAGATACAACACTAACGTTGACCTCTGTTTCAGGATTGCCCGCTGCCGGACAGTTGATCATAGACTCTGGGGGTGCTAATGAAGAGTTCTTGGGCTACGCTAGACAGCGTATTGTAGATGTGGCACTGCCGGCTCCTGCGTCTACAGTAAACGTAATTACAGTAGCAACTGGAGGTCTCACCGCTGCGGCACACGTAGGCGCAACGGTATATATTGGTGGTGAAGATTTTGCTGTAAATACTTCTCGTACAGTCATTGCTAACACCGCCACAACAATTACGGTGTATTCTGCAGGTTCTGGAGAACCTCTCACAAACGAGCAAGTTGATGCTTTGGTAGCTGGGGATGTAGAAGTTTGGCTGTACCATGAGGATACTGTAGACGTTCAAAACCAAACAGTTGGTATTGCTCACGCGGCGTTAGAAACAGTTGATTACGACCAGACTGTTGATTCTACAACTCTTCCTGGGGGCGGAACAGGGACTAACCAAAGCGGAGATGTTTGGGCAGACGATAATACTTTCCCCGGTGGTTACTTGTATGATATTTCACGCGATGCCCCTGCAGTGGCCGCAGACATAACTACCCTGTCTGAACCTCTGGCTGGGCCCACAACGCTGGTTGTGGACACGCACGTGACCCGTACAGCCTTGGAAGTCGCAGATGCGTCCCTGTTCCCGTTGGGGGCAGTATCGCCGTTCACGGCCGTCCTGGGCCGTGGAAGCGGCAACCGAGAGATTATCACCGTCTCAGACGTCAACTTGAAACAACGTGTTAGTACTACAGTAGCTGCCCCAGGGTCTTCTGCTACAGATACCATCGTTCCAGTAACACTTCTAACAGGTGCAGGGGTAGCCGATGACCTTCCCAACGTAAAGGGATATCGCGTTTTGTTGGACAAGGGCGGTGCTAACGAGGAAGTAATATACGTAACAGGAACATTGACTTCTCCAAACAGGCTTGTGTGTGACCCAACTACGGAGCCCCACGTTGCTGGAGAAACTGTAGAATTGCTTGCGGACGTTCTCAGTGTAAACCCCTTAGATGATGAGCATGTAGGGGCCTTGAAACTCAACCAAAGGACGGATCGCTGGCCTGGTGGCCCTGTGGTTACTTTGACTGCCGCTGCTTCTGTAGGGGATGTTGTCGTTACTTTGAGCAGTAACGCTGAGTTCCCTACATTTGGTAGGTGTCGTATTGAAGCTGAGGATTACAACTACAGCGTAGGTACTGGAAACACTCTCAACATTTTGGATCCGGGAGGGATTCGCAGAGCTTCTAGCATTTCTGACGCGGTAGTTCTTTTGGCTACTAAGCAAACTGCAGAGCTAGTAGAAGTTCAGTATGATTCTATCGAAGTGGCCTCTACAACAGGTTTCCCAACGGCAGGTGGTGACGTAATTTTGAACTTCGGTAAGGGAGTTCCTAATGCCGAAAGCACGTTGGACTTGGCAGTTTCTCCCCCAATAGCTACTATTGACCTAGTAGACACGTCACTTTTTCCTACAGGATCTTATCCGTATGAGGTTATAATCAACCCAGGAGCCGGAGAGTCAGAGGAGCGTGTATTAGTTACAAACAATAATACAACTCTAGATAGACTTACTCTCGATTCTAACGTCAACATCGCCCATCCCATCGGTACAGTGGTCACCTTTACCTCTGGTGACCAAGAGACACTTTCCTACACCAGCGTGGATGGTGCAACAACCCTTCGATTTTCTACTCCGGTTGTGCTACAATCTAATCACTCGACTACCGAGACAGTGATTCAATCTCCTGGACGTAGTACCCCCGGCACAGACGGCTATTCTTTCCCCTTCCGCATGCCGACAGACCTACTCTTCCGTATCCAGTTTTTGTTTGACTTGATTAGGGCAGCCGGCGTACAAGTCACTGTCATTGAGCAAAGATAATCTATGCCTAAGTCTCTAAAAGTACATGCCAACGAGCGTGTTGATATCCCGGATTTTGAACGCGCCGCAAATGACTACACCAATGAGCGTGCAGCATTTGAAGAAGAGCGTCTCGTTCTAGACAGACGATCTCGTGTTCTAGAAGGATTTCGTGTCAAGATTGAGGATCAAACCGCCACACCTGGTGCCATTACTGTGTTTAACGGAACGGCGTTGGATCGTGATGGATACTCGCTACACGATGAAGAGCAGGCAGATGCTAGTGTAACCCTAACCCTTTCGGGGGCGGCAACTACGTTTTATCTAGAAGTAGAGCTTGCAACGGCAGATACGGACACGGATGCTCGCGAATTCTGGGATCCTACGTTTGATAACGGAGCACCGCCTGCAGTTGACGGCGCAGAATTTGCAATTCCTGTAGCTACTAGAGTCACTCCTACATGGCGAATCGTACAGCCTGTTTCTACTACAGCTTTTGCTTCAACAGCAGACCCTGGCAGTACAAAGATTCCTCTGGCGATCTTGACTACTGACGGCTCTAACGTAATCAACGGTACGTCTACCGTAGGGCTTGTCCAGGTGGATGCCGCGTCTGTAACAGAGTCTTCCATTACCGCTGGAGGTACTTTGTTGAGAGTTTTCGATTCTAGACTGTTGGGTAACGTTGGAGACGACGTAATTCTTGGGTTTGGTCTTGGTACTTCAGAGACAGCAACCCTTACAGCAAACGACAAGGATAACGGAATTATCCAGTTTGCTGCATCTACTAATGCCCACGGTGTTGGTGAAATTGTACAGGCGGCTGGTACTGGGCGCCTCATGCAAGAGAAGCAAGACCCAAACAACTCCTCAGCCCATCCCGATAACACAAGACGTTTGTGGCAGGGAGATGAAGTTCGCGGTGGTGCTCTTACTCAGTCTAAGGACGCAGTTGCTGATCGAGATGATCTAAACGTTCGTACTCTCAAAGACAAGCTGGATATGTATGATGGCTTGATTAGAGAGTTGAAGTGGGGAGCGTTTGATCCTGCAACAACAAGCGTTACTCCTCCCACAGTGTTTGCCTCACGGCCTAGGTATTTCCACAATGCAGGATCTGTTGCGGGTTCTCGCGCCGTTACTCTTACCATTGGTAACGGCACTTCAACGTTTGGAGACTACAACGGTACGGATGAGAATGTTTTCCTAAATGCTTTGAACGCGCTGCCTAACACAGGCGGGGCTATTCACGTGAAGGCAGGAACTTATCAGATCGGTAATCAGGTGGGGTTTGCAACTGCCGGAAAAGATGTAGTCTTTACGGCTGAATATGGTACAGTTGTTGTTGAACAACGTAATAGCGGTGGTGCTGCGTTCTTGATAAACCAGTCTGGAGATCTCATCGGTTTCCATGGGTTTATTTTCAACGTTGCCGGAACGGGTACACAAGATATCTTCGAAGCCAGCGCAGGACGCTGGGAGATGCGCAACTGCGACATCAACGGAAGTGTGTTGGCGTCTGGTGCTTCTACCTCATTAGTACTAGATTGGCATGGAGTAAACATCGTTTCCGCTACAGGTAATGAGGCGTTCTACACCACCAAGACAGGTACGGGTGTTAGTGGTCTAGTAACCAAGTGTGAGTTTAGAACCACGACAGACACGTCTGTAGATGATGTGAGTCTTCGTGGCTTGTTCACTAGTTGTCGTTTTAACGCCTGCAGATTCCAGGGAGCAACAACGTATGCTTACCGCTGTGTTGAATTGGCTGCCGGTTTGGACGTGCAGTTTACCAACTGCTTTTTCCAAGGACGTCGTGCGGTTGAAGTAGACACAACAGTAAATGCAACGTTTACTGGTTGCTTTTTCCTTACACAGGCTAACACACTAGATGCAGGTATCCTTCTAACGGCTACAGATAGCGCACTTTTCAACGGTTGTCATATCCACCATCAGGAGAGCAGCGCTCCCGATACCTCGTCTACCCCTATGATTGCTATGTTTCTTGACGGTGCTAGTGAAGGTACAACCATTTCTGGTTGTACTTTTGAAGGAGAGTCGGGGGCAACAATCTATACAGTGGGAATTGCTTGTGGAGCAACTACTACACGTGCTGCGCAGGTGCGAATCACTGGGTGTGATTTCAAGTGGATGTATGTGGGGGTTTACCTCGACACAACCACAGCTGGTGTAGCTCCTCCTGGGTCTACATTCAACGTTTCAAACTGTACGGTTGATTTTGACGCTTTGGCATATTCCGAGGTTTACGGAATTGTTGCAGCAGGGGGGCCTGAGGTTGAACTAAATGTCAGCAACTGTACTGTTTCTAACGGACACAACGCGGACAGTTGTATTGGTATCGGTTTCGTAGACATGGAGACCGATTCTCGACTTATTGTAGACGGTTGTACGGTAGAAGGTTTGGGAACAGTCTCAGGGTCTGGATCTGTGTTTGGGATTTTGTGCACCGGTACTGCAGCTGTAGACGAGGGTAGTGCGATTATTTCTAACAACCACGTTAGAACACTAGCTACAAGTTCAACGCAGTGTGCTGGTATTTTTGTGAACGGTATCGAACGTGCTGTCATAACGGGTAACGTAGTAGAAGGACTCACCACCGTCACTGGTACGATCAGTGCTGTAGGTACTGGTCCTGGTTTGGGCGCTGGACACGAAGCACTAGTCATTTCAGACAACATCATTCAGAATATGACCGCTGCAACGTCAGGAACTATTAAGGCTGTTGAAGTTCTCTCTTTCCCGCAGACGGTTGTAAAGGGGAACATCATTCACGGTATCGCAACAGCTACTACTACAGGCAGTAGGGCAATTGAAATCACTGCTGCAACGCAGAGCGTGATTGTAGGCAGTAACAACATCTTCATGGAAGCGGGCGCTTCTCCGGCTGGTGATGACGTTCAGTATTGTGTTTACGTTGACGTACCTAGTCTTGGTATGGCTATCATTGAGAACAACGCGATCAAGATGGGAGACGTAGCGTCTCGTGGGATCAAGGTAGACCCCAATAGCCCTGGCGTAGCGTATGGAGGAGTATCTATTGCTGGCAATACCATCTCTGACATGACAGCGGCTGGTGCTAAGGGTATAGAAGTTACAGGGCCGAGTAACTTTGACACTTCTGGGCCTGTGAGCGTTACAGGAAACACCATTCAAGTTAGCGCATATAATGCAACTCATGGAGGTATCATCATAGTAGGTAACTCAGGGTTCGAGCTTGAAGGCGTGGCCATTACCGGTAACAATATTTGGGCAACTAACACCACCAATACAAGAACTGCTGGTTACGCAAACGCAGGTATTGGACTAACATACTGTGACTACGTATCAGTTTCCGGCAACACGGTTCGTTGGAATCAGGCTGGTACTTCAAGTGGAGAAGGTATAGTTGCTGATAACTGTCAGCAGGGGGCCATTGCTGGGAACATCGTCACTCCTGCCTCTACTGGTGGAAACGAAATCTCACATACGGGTGGAGATTTTGCTATCGTCGGAAACTGTGTTGGTGGTGGCGGACAAGCCGGTACTGTTGGTGGAGTCGGTTCTACTTACACAGTTGATCCAACCGCTGGCACACCTGAGCCTCTTAACCACCTCGGCCCGTGATCTCTTTCACCCACATAAGTGGGTCTATTTGGAAAAGGTAATTTCATGCGTAAGCTATTTGCACTTGTTACATTCGCTATTGTTGGGTTCTTCCCGCTATTGGCGCTCGCACAGGATCCGGCTGCCGCACCTGAGGGGCTGGAAACACTCGCTCCCCTCATTGATGCTGCACAGGGTGGCCGTTGGAGCCTCTTTGCGTCTCTCCTAATCATGCTTCTTGTTTGGGTAGCTACAAAGGCTCCTGTTGTCAAGGACTGGATTAAGGGTGAAGCCCGTATCTGGACGGCCGCAGTTGCTGGTATGTTGGCTGCATTTGCAGCATCTGTGTATGTAGGTTCTACTGAAGGCGCTGTTGATTGGCTTGCTGCTATTCTTGAAGGTCTTTCAGTAGGTCTTGCAGCTGGTGGTTTGTGGTCGCTTATTGGTAGGAAGATTGCCAAGAAGCCGATCGATGCTGACGGTGACGGTGTTCTAGACGCGGAGTGAGCTTTGGCTTTTACGATCACACAAGAGTTCCCGCTTAGTGACCACGAAGCGTGGTGGCTTCTCAAAGAGAAGTTAGTTGCTGCTGGCGCGTCTGTAAAGTCGTCTAGTGATGCAACAACATATGGTGCTGGTGATAACTTGTCGGCAGGTGGCCCATACCCTCAATCAGGGGCTGGGTCATTTGCCAACACCAATGCGTGGATGGTGATTCAATTCCCTGCTGTTGGTGGTGTGACTCGTGAAGTTTGCTTTCAAAAAACGGCATCCGTAGGTCGCATCGTATTCTACTACTCGTCTGATGGCACAGGCTTTAGTGGAGGAACTGCTACCGTGCGCCCAACTGCAACTGATGAGCAGTTTCTACAGAACAATGGAGACAACGTTCACGAAGTAGCTAATCCACAAGAAACAGAAGTGACTTTTTGGGTCGGTGACGCTACCGAAGGTTACTCTTGGATGATGCAGGTTCGTCAGCAAGGTTTTAAGTGGATTTTGTCTCTTTCGTTCATGGATGTCGTTACTTCGCCAGTAACAGGGGACACAGATCCTTGTGTGATGTGTTGCCACACAGATAACTCCAACTCTCCCTTCTCTTCTTCAGGTGGGGTCTTTAGCGCAACTGCAGTCAACAATGCAACTTCAACTAACATTGCCGGTTGGCTTGACAAGGGTGGATTAGATGAGTGGGTGGCATGGCCTCTGTGTTATCCGGGGATGACTGCAGGTACTGGGGGTGCTGTACAAATTTGGCACAGGGGCGTTAATGCTTGGCAGGGTCCTAACGATGCTGGCAACTACGACATGATGCCTGCAGTGTATTCACGAGGAGAACAAACGTTCACAAGTAACTCTAAAGGCTTTAAGGGGATTTCTAGGCTGTTTAGAATCATTCCCTCCTTGTATGAGCACGCTAGAGTTAGTGCTGATGGATTGCTTGTGGCTAATGAGGGTATTGTAAGACCTTGGTCAGCTGCCCTACCTAAGGTGTGGTATTGATATGGCGTGGACGGCAGAGTTTAACGTAGAGTGTGCCAATGTTGCTGAAGCCTTTCTGGCTTGGAAGGATTCTGCGGTTACTTATGGTGGCATGACTGTCATCTCTTCGGGAGACGGTTCAGGCGGTAATTTTTCCGGACTTGCTGGAGGAGACATCCTTACCGTCGCATCTATGACAGATGCTGTGCAGAACAACATCCACAATAATGATGCGTGGTTTCGCGGACAGTGGCCTAACGGACGAGAAATTGTGGTTAGGATGGCGGGGGCATCTACTAGCCAGGTATGTATCGCATACTCAGCAGCGGCCGGCTTTACAGGAGCCCAGTACGGGTCTACTGCAGGCGGTAGCGGAACAGACGCAACGGTGGGTGCATCTACTCCTCCTAGCGCGGATGATGGGGTTGTTATTCACGTATCTACGGGAGACTTCATAACTTCCACCGGAGTATTGATGTTTCCACGATTTGCTAATGGCGGTATTTCTGGTGTAGCAGTAGGGCGTCAAGTTCTCCACATGTTGTGGGGTGGGGCTGATGAAGACTATGCGTGGTATGCATTGTCCTGGCAACATGGAGAGACCCACCTAGGGCCCATCGGCGGAATGTTTATGGACGCTGTAACCAATGCACCCACTGCGCGTCCAGATGCTATGGTTATTGGTACGTTTGCCGGTTCCGGTACTAATCCGTTTTCTCATGAATCAAAGATGTTCAATGAGCAGGGCTACCACACAGGCTATAGTGGGGCTAGCGGCGGTCGTGCGTATTCTTGGCTTACTGGTGTAAGAACGGCTGCCGGAGGGTTTGGAGCAGGGCCTCCAGACCCCACAAGCACTAAAGACACAGAGATGCAGTCTGTGCATGTTATGCAATTTGGGTCTGTAGGAGCCCCTCAGTATAACTTGTGGGATCCTAATGGAATTGTAGTTCCTGCTGACGGCATTGTTCACGGAACAGATGCAACGAGCGGTCTTTACAACACGTTTGGCCCAGCACAGTGGTGGGCTTGTAGATACCCGTACCTTGGAGAGCCTGCACGTCAGGGATATATAGGCTCTAGCCGCCTTTTCCGTTTTGGAAATACTGGAGATGGTATGCGAGACTTGAGTACTGATCTCAACTGGCGCTGTATTGGTGGCGTTTGGTGTCGTTGGGACGGTGTTACTGGAACGGTGCTTGTCTAATGGCCAGTTGGAACTATGAAACAGAAGTAGCTGCAGATACTCCGCTACATTGGTGGAAACTTAGTGATCCTTCAGGTACGGCGGCTAAAGATGACGGTAGTGCTGCTGAAGATGGTACGTATACTGGAACAGCCGGCGAGCGCCTCATAAACCAAGACCCTATTATTTGGGGAGCAAATCCAGGTCCTCAGGGGCGTGCAGTAAAGTGGAATGAAGATGCAGGCGCATTGGATGACGGCTACATGGTGCGTACTGAACCCACACTCCCTACGACTGCGATTGCTTGTGAATTTTGGATTGAGAATCCCTCAGACGTCGTAACAACCTGGCCACTTTCCTACGTTATCACTGGCCCTGTACTGGAGTTTGCGGTAGAGTTTGTCTCAACATCAACAATCAGAACACACATTAAGGGTACTGCGACTTCACAAACTCTTATCAGCCCACTCAACTCTATCGCAGACGGTAGAGCACATCATATTTACGTAGATTGGCGTAATAGTGACGGGCGTTTGCGTTTGTTCCTTGACGGTGTACAACACGATGAGAACACTGCCATTCAGACAAGCGCTACGTTGACCGCAGGAGGAACGCTCATGCTGGCACAGAACCAGAGCGCTCCGGGAACGCCAGGGGCAGCCGCAGATGCTTACGAAGGGCGTATGGACCAAGTAGCTATCTACTCAGCACCCTTGTCGGACGCCCGTATTCGTGTTCACGCAAGTGCGGGACTTATCAGGTACGCAGGGATTGAAGACCACGCCGACGCACTAACTGTAGATGAGTTTGTTGTAATGGGCACAGCAGCCCCTAACTTTGTACTAGTAGCATTTGATCCTCTACGAGGAGATGTAACCGCTCAGACAGCAACAACTTTG